AAAGAAATATCGTCGATTTTCATTTTATATTCTTTGAGAATGTTTTCTATAAGTTCCTTATCCATCTGTTTCACATCTCCTTTCGTAAAATCTTCTTTATTATCCGCAAGGTCTTTATTTAATTCTTGCATCATAAAGGACAAATCTTTTTCGGATTCCACAGATTGTGAGAAAGTTTCAATTGTCGCTCTCGCATTTTTCATACCTGTATCAATACCTTCATTCAACAACGTTACTGCCGCATAGTTGAAATCTGTAATATCGTATACATTATCTGTGGTGTTATAGGAATAAGCTAAAATATTCACTTCCATCGAGATTCTTATTTCATCATAACGATTGAGAATATCTTCGCAATAATTGGAATATTTCTTCCATATATATCCGTCAGCATAAATATAGTTGATGCCATCCTCATTGACAACTTCAAAATTATTTGTCTCTGGAATAACACCAACTGGCGTTTCGGTATATATAATTTTAGCCTCGCCGTCGTGTACTTTGTCTTTTTCAATTTCAAAATTGTGTTCTCCAAATTGCGGATCACCATTTTCATCAAAGTACATATACGCAAGTATTGGTGAATTAGCTAAACTATCTTTTTTCTCCTCAAGATTTTCAATGGTAAATTTAGAATTGTTATAATTTATTCCATCGTGACAAATCCGCATACGCAGTTTGATAAACTTGTCCGATTTAAAATCTTTATCTATGGAGTAATTTATAGGCAAATTTTGTTTCTTCGTTTTGTTCACCCCCTCATACAAAAAGTGTTACTATAAACAATCTTTGTAAGCTCGTCTTTTGTAAAGGTAGAACTACAATTGTTTT